TGGAGAAAGTTCGATACAGTCGGGCGGTTGAAACCGTTCGGCTTTTTATTTTTTGTCTCCATAAACCCTATACCTACGCATGATAGATTTCTTAACATTATAAGCAACACGTGTTTCATATAATGTTAAAAATATTTACATATGAACAAAACCCTCTGATTTGTCACTTTTATTTAAAGTATGTTGCATGAATCTTTACAAAATCTTAACATTTAACCTTAGCCCTACGGCGCCAAGGGCTAAGCAGTGGTAAGTAAACGATACAATAAAGTTTTTTCTACTTTATACTTTAAAAATAACCGTTTAGACGGACATATATAGCGGAGAAGGGAAAAAGGGTCTTAGGGATAAAGGGATAACGGTCTTAAAGGTTTAAAGGTCTTAAAGGTTTAAAGGTCTTAAAGTTAAAAAGTATAAGGTTTAAGGTGGGCTTTACCTTAATAGTTCAAGACATTACCCTCGTTAACACTCGGGTTGCTTACGCAAATACCTATTATATAAATACCTTAAAAGTTTAAAAAGATTAGGCTAAGCATATAGTAATTATAACCGTTTAGACAGTATTCTAACAGTTACACAACTTAATAACAGTATATAACTAAATAGGGATTATATACAGCGTATAGACATCAAGAAGTAACCTCCTAAAGTATTGCCCTAAGCCTTTACAGATATACCTCCTACAGTTTACCCTTACAGTTTACCCTTTAGACAGTGTTTATACGTTGTGTATAGTGTCTGTTTTTAAATATATGTAAGGTTATATAAGAGAAATACGTTATAAGGCAGTTATAAGAGGTTTAGACAGATGGGCAGTATAAACACCTTATAAGTATATTAAAGTCTGTTAGAAACAGTATTTTAGCGGTTATATGGCATATTAGAAGTTATTTAACAGCCTTATTGCTTTGGTAGTATTAACAGAAGGCTAAAAACGGCTATTTAAGCGGTTATATATTAGCCTATATATGTAGGTATATAAGCAGTTATAAAACAGTATTAAGTGTTGTTATTGGTATATGTTAGGGCAGTTAGTAAGTTGGTGGCTATTATAGGTCTTTAGTGGCGTGTGGAATAGTTTCACTTTTACCGTTTAGACTTTCCTAAAAATCCAAATAGCCCTCCGTACAGACAACCCCTTTTTTAATTTACGTTGCATACAGTAGCATATATATAAACTATATAAGGAGTGATACAATGGCAAAGAAGGATAAGCTACGACCGATTGAACGCAAGGCAATAGGCATGATGGTAAGTAAAGACGTTACTGGCAAGACCAATCAGGATATAGCGGACGACTTAGGCATAGACATAACCACCTTGTGGCAATGGAGACAGAAAGAGCCGTTTATCAAGGAGCTCAACAATCAAGCAGAGAAGATACAGCAGAGTATTGTCAACGACGCATACGCAGGGCTAAGGTCTATAATGGCAGACAGCAAGGCTAAAGACAGCAATAAGATACAAGCCATCAAACTTATACTACAGCAGCAAGGCAAGATGACTGAACGTAAGGAACATACAATTAAGTCTGATGAACCTGATATTAGTGCTATGCTTGATAAGCTAAAGACTGATAAGGACAGTAAGGAAAGGCTAAAGGAACACGATAGAGAAGAGCATGAAGATGTTAGTCTTGACTAAAATTAAATAATTTATAAAGGTTAGTAACTTAATAGGTTGCTAGCCTATTTTTTTATTGTCTTTATTTACACAAGATTATTACACAGTCTAAAGGTTGATACTAAAGGAACGTGCTTTCTGTGTAAAAAACAGTTGATTATTTCACAGACTGAAAACGATTACAAAATAAAATAATTTAAATTTACATTTCCTAAAGGGTGGGCAAGGGGGATAGTGTAATCTCTTACATGAAATCTGACTACCCTAACATACCGACAGTAAAATATTGTAAATGCAACACCCCTTACATAACTGACGCAACACCTCCATCACTTTTCCCTAATTGTATGACGACAACGATACACAGGAATACAACTTTTGGAGGTTATAAAGATGGAAAATGGATATAATACGGGAGAAATAAAGCACCCCGAACGGTTCAATCAGCCCTTGCTGTTTAAGGGAATGTCTAGAGGAAAACTGTCACCAACTGATATAGATGCTGTGTTTGAGTATAAAGATAAGGGCTACATATTTTACGAGGTTAAACATAAAAGCGTTAAAAATATCCCCTTAGGGCAGGACATACTGTTTGTTAGATTAGCCAAAAGGCTTAGAAAAAGTGGAATATTAGTTTTTGTGGTGGTTTGTGAGCATGACATACCTACTGGAGAGCCTATAGTATTAGCAGACACCAAAATAAGAAGTGTGTTTGTCAATTTAAACGCAGAAGGGGAACAGGAATGGAGAAAGCCTAAGCATGATTATACGGCTAAACAGTTCCAAAATAAGGTTTTAGATAATAATGTATTTGACAAGTTTTATAGAGAATAATCAGAATTAAGGAGGAAACACCGTGGCAAGACTAAAAAGCAAAGACGAGCTAACACTTAGACAACGTAAAAAAACTACACGACTTACGGAACAGACGTAACGCTAACTTTAGAACTATCTACACTAACAAGACCTTAAAAGAGTTAGTAGACGACCCCGATAAAGTAGCACGGTTAGACACAGAAATAGAAGAGGCTTACGAGGACAATAAAGAATTAAAAAGGAAGATAGCTGACATAACATTAGAACAGAAACAGGAGGAATAACATGTACGAGGTGCACGACAGTAACGTACTTAAATATCCACCAGAGCTGCAACAAGACAGCCAAGAACGGTTAAAGTTTGCACATAGGTCTAACAGTATATACGCAGTAGCAAGACGTTTAGACGACGGATTAGAGCTGATAGAGACGTTTATAACGGCAGGTCAGGCTATAAGGTATATAAAAGAAGAACTGGTTGGCGGTGACTGCCTTGTATTAAATATTAGTGCAAACGGTGTTTACCAAGCAGGAGAAATAGTTTAATAACAATAGATATAAGGCAAGGGTAGGTAGAAATAACCGCCCTTGCTTTTTAATTTGGTTTTCCGTTATAAAATTTCCCACAAACTTTATAAAAAACTGTTACACGCTTGACATTTAATAGTTATTCCGATATAATGATACATGTAAACAGTTAAAAAAGAACTAAACATACAAACTTAACAAGAAGGGAATGCTGTTTAATGTTTTATAAACCGTCTGACAAGTCAATTATACTAGAAGGTAATCGAGGCGACCTTTTTCAGCGTGAGATAGAAACGGTTGAATATGTAAACTATAGAAAGTTTGGGGATATTACAGTAGACGACCGTAGAAAACGTTCAGATTATCCATACGTTATTAAAATAGGAATAGAAAAACTTTTCCTTTACGTAGACGAACAGGAATTAAAGAACATTGTACAAGCGTCTAATGGTGAGAAGAGTTGGAAAGAGGCTAATGAATGGGCGAAAATGTACTCCCAACAATAATCCTAGATATAAGTTTTCCTTGCAACTGGAACTGTAATAAGTTAAAGTATTAAACAAGGGCACATAATATAAAGAACACTAGGATAGAAACAGCTTAAATATATACTTTAAAACAACCCTAGTTGTTCCGAGATATTTCGGTGCATGCTAGGGTATTTTATTTAAACAAAAAAAGAACGCCCCGTAAAAGAATAGGTGTGGGCACACAACTACACTAGGAAGGACGTTCTCTTATTTCTTGTATTAAGTTTAACTGTCTTGGCAACAAATTACAAGCTATTTAACTAGATTAGTAAAGTTTTCGCAGACTGAATAATCTAACCAATAGCTAAAACCCTGCTAATATAATGGTTAGCAGACAACACAACCAAACAAAGCCGTGCTATTACAAGTATTATATCGTAACTAGCCAGTAAAGGCAAGGCTTAAAACTAAAGGAATACTGTATCCTGTAGCTAGTCAACAGACACAGAGGGTTGCGCAGACCACAGCGTAGGCGATAACAGCCTTTAACTTACAACCATTATTAAGTAAGTTATAGAAGGTTAGGGAGGACGTCCTGATTCGGCGACCTCTTAACGTACCTGTACAAAGCGGTGTTTACTCGAGTTAGACCGCCTAAAGAAACACACAACCTCAAACTCTATAAAGTACGTGGTGGCGTTGTTCTGGGCAGGGCTGGAACGGAAAAAGAGGTTTTACTATGCTTGTAATTTTAAAAATTTTAGCTCTTCATAAGGGCTTACTGTCTTGTAATTTAGAACAGCAGACCACAGAGACATAAAGACAAATAAAAAAAATACATACAAACATAAAAGAATAGATAAATTTAACAATAGGTTATATACATAGTATTAAGTAATATAGGGAAAATTTAAACTTTAGACGGCGATTTAGAGAAGAGTTAGTGCATGTTTACCTTGCTAACAAGTTGAAATCGTTTTAGAATCGTCCTGTTATTTATATTTAACTATGATTAAAGGTAAATAACATGAAACACTCTGTAAGTATTTTACTAATTGTATAACGACAGGGAAACTTGTTAAATACTTTAGGTAAATACTTTAGGAGGTTTTATATTTGGTACACAAAGACCATGCAGAAGGACAAATAGATGGATACAACGGTATAGGGAAGATTACATTTGATAAGGAAACTTTGATTCAAGAAGGGTTGGAAAGGTTAAATGTCACCCAAGTAGAACAGGATAAACGACGTGACCCTTATCCGTCAGTTAAAGTTTATTTAGCAACTCCTTATTTCAACGATGTACAAGTAGAGCGAGTAGAAAAGGCTAGTGAGGCTTTAAAACGTAATCCAACAGTAGAAGTAGTCCACTTTCCGTTTGACTTTCAGTATAAGAATGCTACCGAGGACAGTGATGAAAATAGTGTGTTTGGAACGCCTGAATGGCAAGGCGCTACTTATCAGAACGACTTATCAGCGATGGCTACAGCTGACGCAGGTGTTTTTCTATACGACTTAGATAACATTGATGATGGTACAGCGTTTGAGATTGGGTTTATGAGAGCATTACACAAACCTGCTATTATTGTCCTACAGTCAGAAGAAGATTTAGACGATAAAGAATTAAACCTTATGATTGCACAAGGTGGAACATCATTTATAACAGACATTGACGATTTAGCAACGTACGACTTTAACCACTTTCCATCTAATCCTATTCCGCCCGTAGACGTATATTAGTAACAAACTTTAAAGCAGGCTTAACCGCCTGTTTTTCCTTTTGTTTAACTATTCCTCCTTTTGGGGTTGACAAATAAATGTGAAACTGTTATACTTTGTTCACAGTAAAATAAAACAAGGGGGAAACAGCCATGACAACGGTTAGAGGGTATATGCGTATAAGTACGAGAAAGAAGGAACAAAAATTCGATAGACAGGAATCAACATTAGAGGATAAGGTAGATGTTATTTATAAGGATAGACTAAGTGGTAAAAATAAGAAACGCCCACAGCTACAACAAATGTTAGAAGATTTAAACGAGGGTGACACCGTACTTATTCACTCAATCGACCGAATGAGCCGTAGCACGAAAGACTTGTTGCAGATTGTAGACGATATTAAAGATAAAGGAGCAAGCCTTAAAAGCATACAGGAGACTTGGTTAGATACGTCAGGTGACAATCCTATGAGTAGGTTTCTAATGGTTGTTATGGGTGCTTTAGCTGAATGGGAACGTAAGAATACGGTTAAAAGGGTAAACGAGGGTCTAGCAGTTGCTAAAAGCAAAGGTAAGAAACTAGGGCGACCTGAATTACCCGATAGTAAGACAGAATTAGCCCTTAAACTATATGATGAAGATGAACATACTGTTAAGGAAATAGCTGAAATTACGGGCATGAGTAGAAAGTCTGTTTATAATAAGTTAAACGAACGTGAAGAACGACAAGAAAGGGAGGCTGTTATGAATGGTTAGACAAATTTCTGACATTTTAATTAACATGGTTGTAAGTATGTATAAAGACGATGAACCTGTTAGCGTTATTGCAGAAGATTTAAGGTTAGATAAAAAGACGGTTCTAAAGTATTTACGTGAAAAAGGTGTTTATGAAGAGGATTTGGAACATGCTAGAAAAAGCACAAGACGTTATAGCTATGTAGAAAAAGATAGAATAATAGAGCTGTATAAAGAAGGAGTGCCTGTTTCAGATATAGCGGAAGAATTAGACACCTCGGAATCTAGCCTGTATCTCCATATAAATAAAGAGGGCTTAACACGACAGTCGACTCAAGACGATATAAACCGTGCTGTTTCTTTATATCAGAAAGACATTTACAGTGTACAAGAAGTACTTGATAAAACAGGTGTGGCTAGGTCAACCTTGTATCGACACCTTAAAAAATAAAATTGTTTAAAAATATAAAATAATAATCTCTAGGGAGTAGCTTAACGGTTACTCCTTTTTTTATTTGCCTTATATTAAGCTATTTTCGGTCACATACTTTAAAAATAGTTGCTTAGACGGACATATATAGTGAAGATATGCATAGGAGGTTATTTAAATGCCATTTAAGAAGAAACCTGAAATGAAAGAAGATGTCGTAGATTACTTACACGAGCATAGCGTTGAAGAAATAAAGGAAACAACAGCAGATATACAGGACACAATTGATTTACTGTATGAAGAGGCTATCCAAGCAGAGAAAAATGGAGACAACGAGTTATTTGTAGATACATACAACGAAATAGAGAGATACGAGAAACTTTATAGAATTATGAGAGGTTACTATGATGTATTGTTTTTTGCTTATGAATATTTTAGTGACGTGAAGAACGAGGAAAACGAAACTAATCTTATTCCTAAGCCGACAACAATCGACCAAGCACCGCCTTTCCATGCGGAATTATGCGAGAAGTTAGACGAGTTAGTAGAAAACCCTACTAAAAAGATAGGTTGGGGTGCTCCTCGAGGACATGGTAAAAGTGCTTACTTAACAAATATTTATCCTGTACATGCAATTGTATATCAGACTAAAAAATATATTTTAATTATTTCAGAAACAATCGGCATGTCAGTAAGTTTCATTGAGTTTATTAGTACAAACTTAAAGCACAATCCTAAACTGATTGAGGACTTTGGAGAGGTGTTAAGTAAAAACCCAAAACGGAACGAAACAGATAACACCGAAACGTTTGTCACTCATTCCAACATAAAAGTACAAGCCTCGTCCATTGGAGGTCAGTTACGTGGTTCACGTTTCCGTAACGTTCGACCAGACTTAATTATATTAGATGATATAGAAAGCGGTAAGAATACGAACACGGAAGATTTAAGAGACAAAAACTTACATTGGTTTAACAGTGTAATCGAGCCAATCGGTGACCCTGACACAACAGCTATTCTGTATATGGGTACTTTAGTGCACGGTCAAGGGCTGTTGCCAGACGTTCTAAGCCGTCCTGAATATGATAGTGCAATTTATTCAAGCATTGTAAGCGAGCCAGAACGGCAGGACTTGTGGGATGAATTAGAAGAAATACTAAACAATCCTGAAAACCCTTACAGGTTAGAGGACACTGACCGTTTCTATTATGAGAATAAAGAAGAAATGGATAAAGGCGTTAAAGTCCTTTGGGAAGATAGATTTAGTTATTTAGATTTGATTAAGAAGAAAGCAGACGTTGGTTCGCGAGCATTTGCAAGCGAGTATTTAAATGTACCGACTGACGAAGATAGTGCGGTATTTGTAGACGATAACATACATTACTTTGAAGATAATGAAATAGTTGAGGGCGGTTCGTTACCTCGGAACAAGTTTAGAGTTTATGGTTTCTGGGATATTGCGATGGGCAAGAACAGCCGTTCAGATTACAACGCTATTGTCGTTATTGCTAAACACAACAGTACGGGCGTTGTGTACGTCTTAGAGGCTTGGGCTAAGAAAAGCAGACCACACGAGGCAATGGATAAAGCTATAGATATTATAGGCAGATACAAGCCTCGAACGTTTGGCGTTGAGACGATAAACGCACAATACGAGTTTTACCGACAGTTGCAGGATAAGGCGGCTAAAAAAGGGTTATACCAGACGAGAATAAAAGATGTAAACCCTTCCACAGCTAAAGGTCAGCGTATAGAGGCTTTAGAGCCTTTGTTTGAACAAGGGTATATAAAGATTAGAAAAACACAACGTCTTATGGAAGAGATGTTAATACAATACCCTAATCACGCACACGATGATTTACCTGACGCTTTAGCAGGTGCAATGGACTTATCAAGATACAGAGTTAAACGAGCTTATTATAAACCAGAAGGCTACTAAAAGGAGGCTAACGAATGGAATGGTTTGAAACGGGTGAGATTTATCCACCGTTTGAACACGAGGAACGTATTGCACGTTATAGAGAAAATAAAGAATTATTTAAAGGTAACCACAAAGATATTCTTGAACAAACAAGCGCTAATAGAAACAGTAAGTTTTACATCAGTGTTAACCTAGCAGGAATTATCAGTAAAAAGTCAGCAGACTTTCTTATTGGAGATGGTATACAGGTTAGCGCAGGTAAAGGCGACAATACAAATGAGCAAGAGGCTTTAGAACGTATTTATGATGATAACGACTTAGATATTAAGCTCTATGAGAGCGCTTTGTCTAACAGTTACAGAGGAGACAGTTTCTTAAAGGTTCGATACGGACAGGAATTTGATGGCGAATTACCAAGTGAGGTTGACCCTTACCGAGTAATTATTGAGTCAATTCCCGCACAATATGTATTCCCAGAAGAAAGTAAGATGGACGCTAAGGACATTAAAGCATACCACGTTGCTGTACCAATCAGAATAGACGAGGGCAGACCGAGCACTTACGCCGATACCTGGAAACTGGAGGTAGAAAGTCACTACGCAGGTAAGATTGTTTATCAGAGTTTCTATATGAAAGCTATTAGAACAGATATGAAGGGAGACCCAGAATCGTTCAGAATAGGAGACGAGATAGAAGAGGATTTTGATGTAGAGGAGACGGGAATATCTAAACCTTTAGTTGTTCATGTGCCTAACTACACAACAGACGACACAACGATGGGTATTGATGATTTGACAGAGCTAAAACCTCTCTTTGATGAGTTGAATAATCGTTTTAGCCAGGTTTCATCAATTATGGATAAACATTCTGACCCTGCAATGGCTATACCTCCCAACATTATGGAGTTAGACGAACAAGGTAGACCGTTCTTTAACGTCGCACAGACGAAGGTATTTGAGGTTGACGATGACGACATAGTACCTCAATACATTACTTGGAATGGGCAACTACAAGAGGCTTACCAGGAAATAGACAAACTAACCAACCAAATTCTGACGGTTGCAGAGTTGCCAGAAGTTGCTTTAGGAATGTCGGGTTCTGGAACAAGCGGCTCAAGTGGATACAGCATTAAATGGCGAATGAACAGTTTGCTGTCTAAGGTCAAGCGTAAACGTAAGTATTACGAGAAAGGCTTAAAAGACGTATTTATGCTTGCACAGCTTATTGAGCATGACAGAGGAATTGCTGATTACGAGATTACAAAACCTAAATTTATGTTCAGTGATGGATTACCTAAAGACGATACAGAGCAGACGAATATTGCTGTTCAGCGTACAGGCGGAGCAGTCCTACAATCACAGAAATCAGCGATTATGGAATTAAGAGGATTAAACGAAGAGCAAGCAGAGGCAGAAATAAAACGTATTCAAGAAGAGAAGGAAACGCAGAAAGAAATGGATAAAACAGGCGAGCCTTCTTTCTTTAATGATGTAATGGAAGATATAGACCTCGAAGAACAAGAACAGATAGAAGAGGAACAAATATCAATTGATGAACAACAGGAAGAAACAGATAGAGAGGCTAACGAGCGTCCTAACGAGGATAACAAACACATAGGTTAGATAAGGAGGTTGGTTTGCAGTGACGCTGTCAGAAAGACGAGAAGATAAAATAGACATCGAGAAAGACAGTCAGCAAATTATAGACGAGTTTGAGGTTACTTACAGTGACTTGTTATTAACACTTAGTGTAATGGCTAGTCTAAGAGGTAGGCAGCGAACACGGCGTGAAATGGAGAATGTTATTTCCGAAGAGCTAAACAGCCTGAACGGGAATTTACAAGAGATTGTGCTTAACGGTGTTTCTGACTCCTATAATCAAGGCAAGGCACAGATAATACATGCGTTATACGAAGATTTATCGGACGATGACGCTATTCAATTTGATTCTGGAGTTGTTCCTCCTGGTTGGGAAAGAAACGTACTACAGCCCGAATATGTCCTAATGGACGACAACATATTTAAACAGATGGCGACCCATAAACTTACGACACGTGACCCGTACCTTCCAAAAGATGTAGCTGAAAACATAGTTTCTAATCAAGGAGACAGTAGAACAGTGAGACGTTTATACGACGATACGTTTAATGATTTACTTTTAGCTACTAATAACACAGAACAAAGAATTAAAGATGTTGTAAGAGGCGTTTCACGAGATACTGTTCGATACCACTCCCTTTTAGGAAGTAATGCAGTAACGATGGCAGAGTCTTTGGAGGAAGATTTGACTAGACGTGCTATTGCCGAGGATATAATTGAAAATGGTTTCATCGGTATAACAGACCGAATGGGAAGGGATTGGGATATAGAAACTTATTCTTCTATGGTGGCTAGAACAAAGATTGAACAGGCGCACAGACAGGGTCAGGTTGACTTTGGAAGTGAGTTTGGAGTAGACCTAGCTGTAATCTCCTCTCATATGGCGATAGACGCTTGCATCTATTGGGAAGGCGTTGTCGTTAGCATGAGTGGGGAAACACCTGGCTATCCTGCTTTAGACGCTGCTATCGGAACTAATGAGGTGTTTCACCCTAACTGTAGACATCACATATCACCAATTCGTACGTTAGGTATGTTACCTCGAGCAGAGATAAATAAACACGAACGTAAGGTTGGAACAGTTGAAAACCCTGAAAATAGGCAATATGAGAGAAAAAACTAACTAATTTGGCTTTCATACTTTAAAAATAACCGCTTAGACGGACATATAGTATGAAGAATCGAATAAGGAGGAATAGTTCATGGCTGATAATGAAAAAGACCGTAAGACAGACCCAGAAGAAGTGGAAGAGCAGGTAGAGGAAGAAGAGGAATTAGACGAGGAAGAAGAACAAGAAAAGTCTGAAACTGACGAAGAAACAGATGAAGAGGTAGAAGATGAAGAGGAAGAAGTAACGGACGAAGAGGATAAAGACGACGCTGAAAAACGTGAACGGGAAAAGCAAGTAAAGATTGATGAGTTGCTTGAAGATATTGAAGATAAAGACGAGCAAATATCTAAACTTTCCGACACGGTTACCGAGTACAACGACTTAAAAGAGCGTCACAATTCAACGTTAGAAACTTTAGAATCTTATGAATCAGTTTTAGAGGATATTACGGAAACAAAACTAAAAGGAGTTCCCGAAGAATATCATGATTTAATTCCCGACGATGACGTTGTTTCACAGTTGGAATGGTTAAATAAAGCGGAAGAAAAAGACTTATTTAGCGAGGACACAAGAGCAAACCAACCGATAGGACGTAAAACACGTGGAAACGACAGGGGAGAAGAAAAAGGCACTGAAAACCTAACAGCTATGCAGAAAATTGCAGGCGCATTTAAAGACCATTATTAAAATTTTAAACAATTATGTAAGCGATTACATAAAATAATTAGAAGGAGAGATTAAAAGATGGCAGGACTTACATTAAAAGAATCAATGGATATGACTAATGACCAGTTAAAAGCTGGCGTAATCGAAACAATTGCTACAGAATCAAAATTATTGGCGGTACTACCTTTCTTAACTATTGAGGGTGGTGGCTACAGCTATAACGTTGAAACAGAACTATCAGACGTTCAGTTCCGTGGCGTAAATGAGGCTTACGAACCAAGCAAGGCAGGAAAAGAACGTAAGACTGAACACTTAGTTATTCTAGGTGGGGAAGCAGTTGTAGACAGTTTCCAAGCAGAAGTTCATTCTGACATTAACGATTTGTTAGCAGTAGAAACTACTTTACTTGTTAAATCAATGGCACATGAATTTGAGCGTACTTTCTTATCAGGAGACGCAGAAGCTGACCCAAACCAATTTGATGGTTTGCGTAAACGTATTGAGGATAGTGGAGCTGTTCTTTCTTACGGTGAGGACGATGGAGTAGGTTCTCTAGCAGATAATATTGACATACTTATTGACTCTGTTCAAGGCGGAGCAGACGCTTTAATTATGAACAAAGCAACACGTCGTAAGCTAACTCGAGAGGCACGTGATTCTGTAACATATGACAAGAATGAATTTGGCGTACAGTTAACACAGTACGGTGGAATTGACATTATTGATGTTGAATCAGAAATCCTACCTACAAATAACGAGGTTTACGGTTTGCGCTTTGGAGCACAAGAAGCAGTGTCAGGCTTACAGTCTCGTTCAGGCTTAAACATCAAGCCATTAGGCGAGCAAGACGCTAGCCCACAACTTAAAAACCGTATTGAATGGTTTGTAGGAATGGCAGTATTTAACCCTAACACAGCAGCAGTGCTTGACGGTCAAGATGGAGCGCCTGGAGACGGTTCTGGAGACGGAGGCACTACTGAATAATAAGACTATTTAAGTAAATATTAGTTAATAAGGCAGGCAGATAAAACGCCTGTCTTTTTAATTTTAACATTGTTGAGGAGGGTTGAAATGGCAGTAAAAGTAACAGTACCTAACCCTGACTTTAACAAGAAAAAGCTAGGGGTTCAGTTTAAAGATGGTGTTGGTATCTTCGATGATGAGAAGAAAGCAACTACTTTCGCCCGTCGTTTTGGATATGAAATAGAGCCTTACGACGAGGAAGAGGATAAGCCTTTTGAAAGAAAAGATAAAGAATCTATAAAAGGTGATTATGACAATCTATTAAAGAAGGAATTACAGGAGTTACTAGAAGATAGGAATATCGACTATAAGGAATCAGAAACTAAAAAAGACTATAAACGTAAATTAAGACTTTCAGAATAGGGGGATAAAGATGTTTTCAAAGGAAAAGGTAGACGAATATATAAATACCTCTATCCTCCGTGCAGAAGGTTATATCGGTGCTGATAAGGACAGTAAGAAAAGAGCAATCAACCAATCCATAAACACACTTATGGAGCAGTTGGAGCTAGATAAAGAAGAGCTTATTGTTAGAGATGTTGCCGAGCAAACCGTATTTCTATTTAAGATTGATGGAACAATCGAAAGAGCAGAGATGGGCGTTTCAAGCGTAAGTGTTGATGGTATTAGTATCTCAATTTCGAACGTGGATACAACCTTAGCTCCCTCCATTAAGAATAGGTACGGAATTAAGGATACTAAGAAACGTAGAGCGGGTAGATATGTTGTAGACAGTCTGCCGTTTAAACGAGGACACCTTTATTTAGGACAGTGAGGAGGCTAAAATATGCAACCTATCTTACCAATGATTGATACAGCAACGTTTATCGGTTCAGAGAAATTAAACGATTGGGGATTACCTGAACAAGGCGACTCTAAAGAGGTTGATTGTCAGATTAGATACAATTCTGAAAAGAATCAAGTTGTAGGAAGTAATGGAGAAGAGGTTGTATATACAGCTGACATTTATGTTTCCTATGATGAACAAGTAGATTATGATACAACGATTAAGTTTACTGACGCAGGTGGAAAAGTAGTAGAAAAGAGTCCTATAAGTATTCAACATAAACGCAGCTTCTGGGGCGAACCTATGATTAAGCAGGTGGTTGTTTAATGGCTGTAAATGTAAAGTTCACTAACCGCACAAAGCAAGCAGCTAGAGCCTTAGAAAAAGAATCACAGAAAGCCTTTATTGATGTTGTAAACGATATTAAACGAGTATCTAGTGACGCAGCACCTTTTAAGACAGGTGTACTAGAGAGAAACCGTTTAGATACTACTATAGGAAAAGATAGCATGAAAGGAACTATTTCCTTTGAGGCTTTTAACAGAGGTTTTAATTACGCTATTTGGACGCATAATGAAAACTACAACCTCGGAGAAGGCAGCCTTAAAAAGAGGGGTGGTTCTTCTAAGTTTGGAAGCGGAACAGTACCTGTTGGAACAGGTTACTTAGAGAACACCGTTGAATACTTCCGAGACGATTATATTAACCACCTAGAGACCACAATTAAGGAAACTGTCAGTAGATATAACAAATAGAAGCAGAAGGGGTAATTTAAATGGAAAGACTGGAATTAACTAGGTTTATTGAAAGTAGATTAGACATTCCTTTACAGGTTTACCCTTTAGATTTCCCCAAAGAAGTTGAAGAATGCGCCGTTATCGAGGTTATAAACACCTTACCAACATCGGGAGACGTAACAGAATCTTACGTAGACATTCATGTAAGGTCTAAAGAAGTAGCTAACGCTGAAAAGTATATAAACGAGTTAAGAAAAGCATTAAACAATGTTACAGATGTGTTCATTTCTGACATTCAGATTATACAGATTAAAGCGCAAGGCAAATTCCCTTTATATGAAGGAAGAGATGATAACGGTCGTTTTTACTTTAGGCAAGAATTTAGATTTTTAGAAGATTAACACTATAAAGATGGGAGAGATTTAAAGATGGCAAAGATTGCAGGTGTGGACGTACTACTTAAAGCCGAGAATGACAGCGGTGATTTAATTGTGTTAGGTGGCCAGACAGGTGCTACATTAAACCGAGAAGCAGAAACGATTGACACAACCGATAAAACAAGTGGTGGATACTCTAGCTCAAAGGCGGGTATTATTACTTGGTCTATTGACGCTGACGGTTTCGTAGTTATCGGTGATGAGGGTTTTGACTTAATCGAGGAAAAGTTTTTAAACCGTGAACGTCTATTCGCAGAAATCAGAATGGGCGACAATGAGGACGACGCAGGAACAACTTACAAGGGTTACGGTCACTTAGTTGACCTTCCTTTGGAGTTTGCTTCTGACGACGCAGTGACATACTCACTTTCTTTACAGGGAGACGGAGTGTTAGAGCGTGAAAAAGGAACATACGTAGAAGGCGGTTCATCTGACGGAGGAACCACAGAGGGTTAAATTAAACAGTAAAATGTAAGCGCTTTATCTAAAATATATGGAGGTTACTAAATATGTCAAAAGAAAAAGAAGAAGTAGTAGAGTTAGAGCAGGAAAAACAAGAAGAAGAGGCTTTAGAGGAGATTGAGGCTAAAGACCTTGGAGACACTATTGAAATTGATGGTGAAGAATACAAGATTAAGTTTCCTGCTTATTCTTTAATTAAACTTAAAAACGAACGGGGAATTGAGTTAAAGGACCTGCAAGACGAAGAAGTAGCGTCTGATATTGAGACGATTGTAGCTTTGATTTGGGCAGGTTTAATCCACAATGACGGTGCACCTACCTTTGATGAGGTTGCTAAAGATATTGAGATTAGTGAATTACAAGAAGCAGCTGAAAAGGTAACACAGGTTATTAACGGCTCGGTAAAAAAGGACTAGGTGAAATAAGTCCTTACAGCCTAACAAAAGAAAATATCATTAAATATGGTTATGGAATGTTAGGTTTAACCGTAAAGGAGTTAAAACAGGTTGAATTGGGCGACTTTATAGAACGTATTGCAGGTAACATTCTCTGGAATAAGGAGAAGAGAGAAACAAGGCTTAAAGAAGAGCTTGAATTTCAGTCTTGGTTTACCGCAAACATAATGGTTTCTTCTGGAAACTATAAAAAATCAGTAAGTCCAATAGACATCAAAGAAGAAATTTATGACCCAGACGAGATGTTTGGTGGGGGTAATAAAGAGAAAGATAAAGAAGAACGTAAAAACGAATATGAAGAAGGTAAAAAGTCTTTAATGGAAGCATTTGATTTAGAGGCTTAGCCTTTTACAGCGGTATGTTGGTAAAAGAAATCTAACCAATGTACCGCATTTTTATTTTATAGATAAACCATAGAAAAGGTAGGTGATAGTTTTGGCAATGGGAGATATTTCCGTAACGGTAAATCTAGAAGGAATAAGTAATGCCGTTAGCGGATTACAGGATTTAAGCGGAGAGTTAGATAAAGCTGGGCAAAAGGCAAAGGATTCTGTTTCTAATTTAGAGTCAACGAAAAATGCTATGTCACAAATAGGGAATGAAGCAACATCTGTTGGAACAATGCTTACAGCAGCAATCACAGCACCCTTAGTGGGAATGGCTACAGCAGCAGTTAAAAGCTCTGTATCATTCGAGAAGGCCATGGCAGGTGTAGATAAAACAACAGATTTAACAGCACAGGAGTTACAGAATTTAGAAGACTCTATTGTATCCATGACCCGAGAATTGCCTGCCTCTGCTAATGAGATTGCAGGTGTAGCAGAACAAGCAGGTCAGTTGGGGATTGAGAAGTCAAGCATTGATGATTTTACTGAAACGATGATAATGCTTGGAACGTCCACTAACCTTAGCTCGGGCGAGGCAGCAGACGCTTTATCTCGTTTAGCTAATAATACACAAATGCCTCAATCAGAGTTCGGACGACTAGGTTCGACGGTGGTCGAATTGGGTAATAACATGTCAACAACTGAATCAGAGATAATTAACATGGCACAACGATTAGCAGGTACGGGTTCAATAGTAGGTTTAACAGAGGACGAGATACTTGCTCTAGCAGCTTCTATGTCTAGTTTAGATATTAAGGCACAGGCAGGCGGTTCAAGCATGTCACGTACTATGCAGAAGATTAACACGGCTGTATTATCAAGCAGTGATGAGTTAGAAGGTTTTGCGTCAGTTGCAGGAATGTCCGCACAGGAGTTTAGCACAACTTGGCAAAACGAACCACAAAAAGCTATAACAGCCTTTGTAAACGGTTTGGGTGATATTCAGAAGTCAGGTGGAGATACTACCTCTGTTTTAGAGGACTTAGGAATAAGGTCAACACGTGAGATTGATACTTTAAACCGTTTATCAGTAAGTGGTGATTTACTAGCCTCTAGTTTTGATATGGCAGGTAATGCGTGGGAAGAGAACATAGCATTATCCGAAGAGGCAAACAGGATGTATGAAACAACTTGGGCTAAGATACTAATTGGAATTAACGCTATACAAGAGTTAGGTAGAACAATAGGTGATATGCTTTTACCCTACATCGGACAAGCAGCGGAAGCAATAGCTGAAATGGCTTACGCATTTATTGATATGGACGAAGGCACACAGAAAACAATAGTAGCGATTGCAGGAGTAGCAGCAGTAATACCACCGTTGATTCTAGCGTTCGGTAAAATTATGACTGTTGGAGCAAGCGTTATTTCGGCTTTCATTGGTATTAGAAACGGTCTTAAAGGAGTGACAGAGGCTGTAGGAGGCGCTAGTCAAACCTTTACGACAATCGGTTCAATTATTAAGAAACTGGTTGGTGTATTCACAGGACTAAACCCCGTCGTGCTTAAAGTTGCAGGTGTTATAGGTGTCGTTGTTGCGGTAATGGTAACGCTTTACAACACAAGCGACCAAGTAAGGCAAGCTGTTGATACAGCATGGCAGGCAATTCAGCAAGCAGTTTCAACAGCGTCACAGGCAGTTTATAATTTTGTGATGGACATTTGGGGTCAAATCCAATCATTTATCAGTGAAAACCAGGAACTTATTCAAGCAACTATAGAAACAGTTTGGAACGTTATAGAATCAATCATTTCTGTTGCAATGACGGTTATAGCCCCAATAGTTATTGCAGGTTGGAATAAGATTAAGACATCAACACAGCTAGTTTGGGAGCTTATTAAAGGAGTAGTACAAACAGCCCTAGACGTTGTGCTAGGGATAATTAAGGTTGTTATGCAAGTTATCCAGGGAGATTGGTCTGGAGCATGGGAAACAATTAAGAATGTAGGTATGAGCATTTGGAACACTATCACAACAGCAGCAACAAACATATTTAATATTCTAAAAAATTACTTTACTAACCTTTGGAATCAGATTAGTACAATATTCACTACTATTTGGAATGTTATAAGAGATTTCCTTGTTGGTGTTTGGAACGGTATTGTAGACACAGCTAAATCCACGTGGAACAGTATTAAAACATTCTTTTCAGACTTGTGGACTGGTATAAAAGAAACAGCAATATCTATATGGACGTCTATTAAAGAGACGTTAGTAACAATCTGGAATGGTATTGTCAATACAGGAAAAACTACATGGAACAGTATTAAAACATTCTTTTCTAACTTATGGAACAGTATTAAACAAGTAGCTTTAACTGTTTGGTTGGTTATTAAGGAGATGTTGCTGACAGTTTGGAATGGAATCGTATCGGTAGCTATGACAATTTGGAATCCGATTGCATCATTCTTTACTACTATTTGGAACAGTATTAAAACAGTTACAATGACTGTTTGGAACGTTATTTCAACAGGTTTAACTAACGTATGGAATAACTTAACTTATATACTACAACCTGTATTCAACTTTATTAAAAACTTTATAACGAATATATGGAATACCATTAAAACAGTTTCTTCTAACGTATGGTACGCAATTAAGTCTGTTATAGAAGGTGTTTTCCTAATAATAGTTTACCTTGTAACAAGAGACTTTAGTAAGATTAAGGAAGTTATCAATGGTGTTTGGACTAATATCAAAGAGGCTGCAACTAACATATGGAACTCTATTAAGACTTTCTTAGCGGAGACATGGAACTCCTTAGTTACGACTGTTACAGACTTTACAAGTAGGGTTTGGGATGTTATCACAAATTCCCTAACTACGATACGGAACAAGATAAAAGAGGTTTGGAACAACGTTAAGACGTTTATGTCAAACCTATGGAATGATATTACAACAGGCATTTCAAACGCCATAGAAAATATAAAAACGTTTATTACAGAAGGTTTTGAAAATGCTAAGCAGACGATTAAGACCAAGATGGAACAAATTAAAACCAATCTATCCAATGCTTGGGAAAACACTAAAACAACGGTTAACAATGCGGTAGAAAATATTAAATCGTTTATTACAAACGGATTTGAAAACGCTAAACAAGCTGTTAGAAATAAGATGGAACAGATTAAAAATAATCTATCCAACGCTTGGGAAAACGCTAAAAGAACTGTAAATAACGCTATAGAAAATATCAAGACGTTTATTACAGAGGCCTTTACTAATGCTGTTAACACAGTTAGAACAAAAGGCTCTGAAATAGTAGATAACGTCAAGAACGCATTTAATGACGCTATAGAAGGAGCTAAAGACTTTGCAAGCGACGCTGTACAAGCAGGTAAAGACCTTGTAAGTGGTTTTGTTGAGGGTGTTAAAAAGTTTGGAAGTAACTTGGTTGATTCTGTTACTGGCGTAATAGATAACGCTATAGAAAGAGCTGAAAACCTACTAGGAATAAGCTCCCCTTCTAAACTATTCAAACAGTTTGGTATTTGGGTTGACGAAGGTTTTGGAGTCGGTGTAGAAAAAGCCGAGGATAAAGCTGTTGACCCTTTAGAGAATGTCGTTGATAACATGATAGGAACAGCTGAAAACGCTGACTTTACCGATATGTCTAATATATTTGACTCTCTAGAAGGCTCTGTTAAGGATAACTGGAATAGTATAAGAGACGTTATCAAGGACTCTATGAAAGACGCTGAAAAAGGCGTTGCAGACAGTGTTAAAGCGATGGACGGTTTGAAAGTAAAAGATAAAAATGTAAGCGCTAACACTACTAAAACAACAACATCTAAAAGCAGATTTAAAGGCAATACGCCTAAAATGATGAAGAAAGATAGAAAGACCGAGAAAGAAGAAAGTGGAGAGGTTGTTATTACAGGCAACACCTTCCATATTCGAGAAGAGGCTGACATTAAGAAAGTTGCCGAACAGTTGACACGGTTTAAAGATAAGCATGATAGAGCACGAGGTAGAGATAAGCGAGGTGTAAGACGGCAATGATAGATTATAGCACGGTGGAATTAGATGGAGTAAAAGCTCCAGAATGGCTAAGGATAACGGGGATAACCTTCCCCACCCTTCCTGAAATAACGCATAACGAAACCGCCATTCCTAACCGTTATGGTAACTTTGATAACGGTGTGGAACTTGGTGGGCGTGATATTTCTTTATCTGTTGTAATCGAATTAGACGGTGAGAATAACATTCATGAGAGAACGCAAGAACTTAAAAACTGGTTAAGAGGAGATGATTGGCAGGAGTTAAGTAAGTTTAGCTTTACCGAAAGTGGAGAGTTTTATTATATGGCTAGACCTGTTGGAGTTGTCTCTATAACAGACCTGTTTTTCGCAGGAGAAGGTACAATCGACTTACGCTCAAGTGATGGTATACGTTACAGAGAGGGTTTAAAGACGGTTGACGCTGAGGGAACAGAGATAGAGGTAGAATACCTTGGCGACGAGGTAACGCCGTTCAAGATGGAATTTACGCCGTCTGATGACACGGAAGAGATAACCGTGACTCACAACAATACAGGAAAACAGGTAATTCTAAATGGAAGTTTTAACGCTGATGTTCCCGTAGAGGTGTTTAACGACAGAAACCTTGTCCAAGTGGACGGTCAAACAGATATGAATCGAGTTAATTTAACAAGCCGTTGGCTAAACCTAGAGATGGGTAATAACCTTTTCACTATTGAGAGTGCTGACAGCGGCGTTGAATATGGTATATCAGTTGAGTATCAAGAAAGATATTAAAAGAAAGAGGACGGTTAGTAGCCGTCTTTTTACATAGAAAAGTTTAAATAAATATAAGGAGGTTGCCACATGGCAGAGGTTGACTTTGGTGGATTTACAGATACGGATTATACATTCTTTGTTCAAGATAGAGAAGGTAACACAGTTTTAAGTCTCTCCACGGATAAAACACAATCAAACAGTATTCCTGTATACGGTGCTATGGTTTACAACAAATTAAAGGGATATGACTTATTAGATATTACAATTCCCGCTAAGTACGACGGGGTAGAACTGATTGAAGAAGAGATGTACGTTGTGTTTGAAGATGTAAATGGATTCAGAGAGTACATTATTAACGAGATAGTGGATACAGATGGTGAAGAACAAACACGTACGATGTCGGCTGAATTATCCTCTATAGAGCTTTTAGACACAGTCATAGACCAACCTATTCAGACCGATAGTAAACAGCCTGAACTGGTGTTAGAGGAGTTTCTAGAAGGTACACGTTGGAGCGTTGGGGAAGTTGATAGTTCCCTATATACACAGGAATTTACAACTGACGTACAATTTATGTCTGTATTAGAGGTTATCGACGCTATGAGTACAGACTATCGTGCAGACGTTCAATTTAGTTATACAGTATCAGGTTCAGAGGTTATTAGCCGAGAAGTAAATATGTACAAACGATTTGGACGTGACACAGGTAAACGTTACGAGATAGACAAAGACGTTAAAAGTATTGAGAGAACGATTGATACAACAAACATTAAGACAGCTATTATTCCTTATGGTTATGTAAAGGTAGAAGATGAAGAAGGTAACCAATCAGAGGAAGAAGAGCTGTTGGATATTTCAGGCGTTGAATGGAGCACTGAAAATGGTGACCCTACTGATAAACCTCTAGGTCAAATGTACATTGAAGATTTAGAGGCTAAGCAGGAGTACGGTCGTTACGATAAGAACGGTAATCTAATCAATAGAACGTTAGCTATGGAGTTTACTAAAACAGAGAATATTTCAGAGGCACAGCTTATGCAGTTGGCTTGGACGCAGTTAGGACGTTACAACAAGCCTAACGTTACCTACGAATCAGACGTTGTTGACCTTTACTCTCTAACAGGTGATGAAGATTTAATACACGAGAGAGTAGGTATTGGTGATGACGTTACGATTATTGATGATAACTTTAGCCGACCTATTGAAATCGAGACAAGAGTAGACGAATTAGAAAGAGACTTGCTTGACCCTACTAATAACGTTGTTGTCTTAGGAGACGCTAAAAGTTATTTTAACGTTACAAATCAGGCAGAACAGGTAGATGAACTTTCTGAAAAGGTTAGAGACTTAGGCGCTGAAATAAACAAACGTTACTACCAGAATGTAGAACGTATGGATAATGCAAGTGGAAACGATAACTACCTAGGCACAAGCCAACCTTCTAGCCCAGACGAGGGAGATTTATGGTTTAGACCAGACCCAGAAGAGCCTAACGTTACAACATTGTTAGTGTTTAACGGTACTAATTGGGAAGAAAGAGGTTTAGCGTCTGATGAATTAAACGACTTGGAACAAACCGTAAATGACTTACAGGTTGATACTAGAGAATCTTTAGACGATATAAATAGTGGTATGGACGATGTTAACAGTGATTTAGAAAATCTTGATACAGCCACTAATGAAAACGATAGAGCAATAACAGCTTTACGTGAGGAAACAGAGAGAGGTTTCCAAGATACTGTAACATCAGACGAGTTTGAAAGTTATAGAACGCAGACTGATAACGCAATACAGGATAGAATTACAGGCGAAGACTTTGATAACGCAATTACACAGTTTGAAAATAATATTAATTTACGTGTGGAAGATAATGAGGGCAACGTTAATCAAATTAATCTTTCAGACGAGGCCTTAACGGTTGACGGTAATATGCTTAATATAACGGCTGACACGTATATTGAAAACGGAGTAATTGAAAGCGCTCACATAGAAAGTTTAAGTGCAAACAAGGTTAATTTCGGTACTTTAGATGGTGACGAGGTAAACGTTGTAAACATTAACGCTGATAACATAACCTCTGGAAACCTAAACTTGGCTAACCTAAAAATGGTAGACGGTCTAGGTAATTTAGTCTTAGGTGTAGACAGCGGTAGCGGAGAGGTCATTATGAACGTGTCTAAGCTCACTATAAGAGATAGAGATGTAGACTCTGCTTTGACTGGTTTAGAAGAAGATATAGAGAATATAGAACTAACTCCTGGCGAAGAAGGAAAGTCTGCCTATGAGGTAGCTGTTGAGAACGGATTTAGCGGTACTGAACAAGAATGGTTAGCCAGCTTGGAAGGTCCTAAAGGAGATACTGGTGAACAAGGTCCTAGAGGTCTAGAAGGGCCACAAGGTCCAGAAGGT